TGTATGTGATGTGATCACGTTGTTTCCAGAAATAGAATAACTGTTTCCAATTCTTGTCTGAGTTACGATTTGAGGTTCAACTGTTAGTTGTAAACTAGACTGATGTCTAGTAGACATTCCGCCAGCATGAGCCGCACCACCAAAAGCCAATAACATGATAAAAGGTAAATAATTTTTCATTGTGAGTTTATACGCATTGACGTACAACTATATAGGTGTGCTAATCCTTACATAAATGTTCGGAGTGTACTGTTTATTTTGTGTATCAAAAGTGTTTAAATAGTAGTGTCGCCTTCGGGGACAAACACTAACCCTCGCTTATTTAAGGAGAAAAAAATGGGAATCACAAAGTGGACATCTAAGGATGTCGATAAAATTTTTGATGCAGCATACCGCTATAGTGTAGGATTCGATGATCTATTCAATCGATTCCATGCATACGGAACTGGATCACCGACTGGACAATACCCTCCATATAATATTGTCAAAGAGTCAGCAGAGAAATGGAGAATTGAACTAGCACTCGCAGGTTGGTCAGCAGATCAAATAGAAGTATCAACTGAGCAAAACGTATTGTTAGTTAAATCAAAAGAACAAGATCCAAGTACACAGGAAGAAGAATACGTTCATAGAGGTGTAGCATCCAGAACATTTACTAGAGGATTCAACCTCTCAGATGATGTAGAGATTGGCAAAGTAGAGTTTGTTAATGGAATGCTAACAATCGATTTACAAAAGGTAATTCCAGAACACCAGAAAAGACAAGTCTATGACATAGTTTAACTAAAACTTATTACAAAACACTCACTTATGCTATATTAAGTGGGTGTTATTTTTTTTAAACAAATGAAAGCATTAGCAGTTGCATTGCTCCCTTTACTATTGACAAGTGGTTGTGCAAATGCAAGAACAAGGTTGAGTGGTGCAGGTGCATCATTTCCATCTAAAATCTATACTCGTTGGTTCTCAGACCTAGCAAAGTCTGGTGGAGCAAGAGTAAACTATCAGGCAGTTGGATCTGGTAGCGGTAGAAAAGCATTTATTGATGAGACAGTAAACTTTGGTGCGTCTGATGATCCTATGAAAGATAGTGACATCGCTAAAGTAAAACGTGGTCTAGTTCAGATACCTATGACAGGTGGAACTATCGCATTTGGATATAACAATCCTGGTTGTGATCTAAAACTTACACAACAACAGGCAGTTGAAGTTGCTATGGGTATCATCACTAACTGGAAAGAAGTTGGATGTGATGATCAGAGAATGACTTGGGCACATCGTTCAGATGGATCTGGAACTACTAAGGCATTTACTAATAGTATGCAAGCATTCTCTTCTACATGGACACTAGGAACTGGTAAGTCAGTTGCTTGGCCAACTGGTGTTGGTGCTAAAGGTAATGCTGGTGTTGCTGGTGTTATTAAGAATACACCTGGTGCTATCGGTTATGTAAACCAATCTTATATTGATGACGTTGTAAAACCTGCAGCACTACAAAACAAGTGGGGTGACTTTGTAAAACCATCTGTAGATGCAGGATCAAAGGCACTCAATGATATTGAACTTGATGAGAATCTTGCAGGTACAAATCCAAACCCAGAAACAGAAGGAGCATATCCGATTGCTACATTGACTTGGATTCTTGCATATGAAACAGGTAATGGTAAAAATACCGAGGCAATAAAAACATCACTCAGTACATTACTAAGTGATGAGTATCAGGACAAAGCACCTAAGTTAGGGTTTGTTCCTCTTAAAGGTGAGATCTTGGAAAGGGCAAGATCTGCTGTTGAAAAAATTGGTAAGTAATTACATGAAATATGGGGTCTGAGCATATGCTAAACGTGGTGCTACAGCAACTGCTGCTGTTACACATGCAAAGAGTCCGACACTTAATAGGTATGTTTTCATGAGATTAATTAGTAATTTGTAATTATTTATAAGTATAATTACTCATAAGCAAAAATGCGTGTTGTAATTACCATATAGATAGGAGGGATTGACAAATGTTGATCCCTCTTTTATAATATAAACGTATCGTAATTTTTTTATGAGTGTAAGAATTGTCAGAACAAGAAACGGTGAAGACATTATTTGTGATTTGTTTGAGGTCACTACAAAAGATAAACCAAACGAAGCAATCGCTTTTCAAATGAGTTTCCCATATAATGTATGGTTAGAAGGGATTGAAGAACCAAGGTTCTTAGTCGAAGGAGATGATGGTGAAAATCTACAGAAGGTCACCGATCCAGAAATCTATTTTAAACCTTGGGCACCTCTTTCATCTAAAAAACAAATTATGCTAAAGATGGAAGAAGTAGTAAGTGCATACGAGACCTATCCAGAGGTCATTGAAAAATACACCAAATTAGTGGAGGCAGACGGTGGAAAACTCACAAGCAGTAAAACTGATACTCTTGAAACAAAGAGCTGAGTACCTTATTGGTAAGGTTACTGAACTAGATGAAGAACCTAGTATCCTAATTGAAAAATGTTATGAAGTTGAAGCAGAGGATAAGATTAAACCTTTTCCTTTATTCAGTTCACAACGTGACATCTTCTTGACATCAGAAGACATCTTGACTATACTGGAACCCAGTCCAACATTATTGAAAACCTATAACAAGGGATGAGTTCTTTCTATACTAATATTCAACTTGCTGGTGATACAATTTTATACAGAGGTTATGAGGATGGTCAACCTGTTCAATTCAGATCGCAGTTCTCCCCTACCTTATATGTCCCCTCTAAAAAGAAAGAACGATTCAAGACTCTTGATGGTAGAAATGTTTCACCAGTTAAATTTGGTGCTGCAAGAGAAGCACGAGAGTTTATCAAACAATACGAAAACGTAGAAAACTTTGAAGTTCATGGGTATGAACGATTTGTATATCAGTATATCCGACAAGAGTTTCCTAAAGAAGTTGACTACGATATCAATCAAATGAAAATCTATGCACTTGATATCGAGGTCAAGTGTGAGAATGGATTTCCTAATGTAGAAGAAGCAGCAGAAGAAATGCTATCAATCACCATTAAAGATATGGTGACAAAGAAATTTATTAGTTGGGTTACTCGTGAATTCGATGCACCACCTAACGTAGAGATGAAAGTCTTTTGGACAGAACAGGAGATGCTGCAAGACTTTCTTACATGGTGGGCACAAAATACACCAGATATTTTGACAGGTTGGAACGTAAACCTATACGATATGCCCTACATCGCTAGAAGGATAAATAGGATTCTAGGGGAGAAATGGATGAAAAGTCTTTCCCCATGGAATCGTGCGAATGAAAGAGAGGTTTATGTCCAAGGAAGGAAAAATTATGCTTATGACATTTCTGGGGTCAACATTCTTGACTATCTTGATCTTTACCGTAAGTTTACATACAGTAATCAAGAGTCATATCGTCTCGACCATATAGCATTTGTCGAATTAGGACAACGTAAAGTTGACCATAGCGAGTATGAAAATTTTAAAGACTTCTACACATCAGATTGGCAGAAGTTTATGTTGTACAACATCCAAGACGTTGAGTTGATTGACCGATTGGAAGATAAGATGAAGTTGCTAGAACTAGCAATCACTATGTCTTATGATGCAAAGGTAAACTTCGAGGATGTATATTCTCAAGTTCGTATGTGGGATACAATGATCTACAATTATCTCACTGATAGAAATGTTGTTGTTCCTCCTCGTCGTGTGGAACGTAAAGATGAAAAGTATGCAGGTGCTTATGTTAAAGAACCAAAAGCGGGATGCTATGATTGGGTGGTTAGTTTTGATCTTAACTCTCTATACCCTCATCTCATTATGCAGTATAATATTTCCCCAGAAACCCTCATCGAATCCAGACATCCATCGGCAACTGTCGATAAGATCCTTGAAGGGAAATTAGATATTTCTGGTGAATATTGTGTATGTGCAAATGGTGCTCAGTATCGTAAAGATATACATGGTTTCTTGCCAGAAATGATGCAAACAATTTACGATGAACGCACAATATACAAAAAGAAAATGCTTATTGCTAAACAAGATTATGAAAAGAAACCTTCAGAAGAACTGAAAAAGAATATTGCAAAATTCAACAACATTCAAATGGCAAGGAAGATTCAACTCAACTCTGCCTATGGTGCTATCGGTAATCAATACTTTAGGTATTATAATCTTGCCAACGCTGAAGCAATTACACTCTCAGGACAAGTAAGTATTCGTTGGATTGAACAACGAATGAACAAGTATCTAAACAAAATTCTAAAAACGGAGGATGAAGACTATGTTATTGCCAGCGATACTGATTCCATCTACCTTAATTTGGGTCCTTTGGTCGAAACTGTATACAAGGGGAGAGAAAAAACTCCTTCTAGCATTGTGTCGTTCCTTAATAAGGTCTGTGAAGTGGAACTTGAAAAGTATATTACGAGTTCTTATGAAGCGTTGGCCACGTACGTAGGAGCGTATGAGCAGAAGATGATCATGAAGCGAGAGAACATCGCTAACAAGGGTATCTGGACTGCCAAGAAACGTTACATCTTAAATGTATGGGATAGTGAAG